CCGGATACGCCTTATTTGCGATAGGAAAAACTTTAGAATTAGTAGACAATGCCTCTGAGAGTGGACGAGGTACAACAGATCGACCACAGAAAGCGAGAGCTAAAAAAGAAACTCTATACGGAGCTATACGAACGCGCCAGCACCAAGGTGAGGCAAGTCGCCGATTTGGGACTGCACGAGACCTGGGTGCAGGTGCCTTCGTTCCTTATAGGATTTCCATCTTTTGACGTGGTCAAGGCAGCCCAGTACGTCGAGCGCCAGTTCATCAACGGTGGCTTCTTCACCCAGTTGTATGAAAACGGACAATTATTCGTTTCATGGTATCCAAAGACGTCCAAAAAGAAAGCCAAGACCAGACCAAAGCCAAGTGAACCGGAGAACGAGTTCGCATCCCTGGCGAACCTCAAAAAAGCCGCGGACAAATATCGCTGAATTAAATACGTTTTATCAGTAACTATGGACAATAACCTTAATGTTCTTGTGGAAGCCAAGAAGGAACTATTGAATCAACTTTCGTCCACCATTCTCCCGAGTGCACTGGACTGCATGGACTCGCTCTATGCCGAATCCAAGGTGGAGACCCAGGGACGCAATACGCTCAAGGCGTTTCAGGAGAAACTCGCCAAGATTCCCCAGTGGAACAACTATCAGATTGATAACGAGGTGGGAAAGTGTGTGGATCGCTGTGGAGGATGTCTGGATGAGATGACAGCGGCATGCTTCGTGGCCACGGTCAAGATCATTTCTTCGGTCAGGCTCTCCAAGGATTCTCGCAAGGTGTCGCTGAAGATTCCCACCAACGACGTATTCGTCTTGGGTGTCTATACAAATGTAGCTAAGCGGATATATGAAGATCCCTATATCTATCAGGAGGTCATCAGCAGGAATGACAGGCGCAAGGATCTGCTCAAGCGAATGGATGGCGTGGTCGAGGAGACAGTCAAGGAGATGCTTCCGATCAACCAGATTCTGAAAACCTATCTGAACAAGAATGCTGTGGACGTAATGAATGGCGAACCCATGGAGCCCGAACCGGAGCCGGAGATGGAGCCCGAATCGGACATGTTTCCTGGAGGCGGCGAGTTACCAGTGGAGGACGAACCTGAAATGCCAGATGACTCGATGGAGCCCATGGAGACCGAGGAACCCATGGATCACACAGAGTCTCTCGAGACACCCACCCCGGAAATGCCACAGGAAGAAACCAAGAGTTTTACGTTCAACGACAAAATCATGAAGAGGGCACCGATGCCATCGATGGGCGAAGAAGAGGACTTTTCTATAAATCCCAGTGCGAACCGTTAAACATACTAAAATCTACTTTATTTAATAATGATCAGCGATTCACTTAAAAATCCTTTGGTCGCGGCATTGGTTGGTGCGATCGTCACGATGGGCTATATCCAGTTGGTGGCTCGTCTCAATCGAGAGGCACCTCCCAGGAATGCCGATATGATCAAGCCAGCAATTCTGAATGCCATCTTGGTGGGCATGATCGTCTATCTCGGTATCTCCCAGCGCGAGGAGATCTACGAGACTCCTTTCCCAGAAGTTAGTCGCGGTATGTAATTAAAGATTTTAGTCTAATTAAATAATACTATGGCCAGCGTAGATACATTCAACGAACTTCTTTTGCAGTTTGTGGATGAGTTGGCTCACACGTTCCCAGAGAACACCATTGTGAAGACCTACAGGAATACGGTCAGCATGTTGATCAAGAAGGATCCTGGTGTCTGCCTGGAAACGTTTATGAAGAATGTGAAGCCCCATGAGGATCTCATTCGCAATCAGGATGAACGCATCTTCGAGGAGCTTTCACGAAGTTACGGAATTCTCAAGACGCTTGACCTCGAGTCCATGTGGAAGTCCGAACTTTCGGACAACAGCCGGTCGGCCATCTGGCAGTACGTCCAGGGACTCTATGTCCTCGGAAACAATGTCGGTGATGAGGAGATTCAGGCGTCCCGCCAGACCAATATGGACTTTTCTCCGGAGAAGATCAACCAGATGTTTGCACCCCAGGGTTCCGACGGGGGAGACAATCCTTTGGCGGGTCTGCTCGGAAACCTGATGAAGCCCGAGATTATGGAAGAGATGACTGCCAAAGTTGAAGAACAGTTTGGCGACGGTCAGGGGGGGTTGGACGAGACCAAGATCATGAGTGCTCTCGGGCCTCTGATGGGAAACCTGACCAAGATGCTTGAAAAAAATAACTAGTCAATAAATAAGAATGGAACAACCGTGGTTTAGAAATCCATCGCACTTGTTTGCCAAGAACAAGGTGCTGATCTTTTGGCCTTTGGCTAAGCAGAATCCCGTGGAGAGGCTCAACGCTGCCACCCGATTCGTTCTCTACACCATGGCGATCCTTTACGTGATTAATCGCGACATTAGGGTTATTTACCTGGGTCTCACGGTTATTATGGTGATGGCGTCGATGTTACTGGCCGGTGGCATCAAGGAAGCTATGAGACCCGCTTCGTTTGAGGAGGAAGGGGTCAGGTTCAACGCGATCACCCCAGGAAAGACATGCGAACAGCCTACCAAAGATAATCCGATGGCAAACGTGCTTCTCTCGGATTACATCGACAACCCGAAGCGACCGGCGGCGTGCTACTATCCGACCGTCAAGGACAAGGTAAAGAAGTTCCTGAATGAGGGTACTCCCACCGATCAGGCTGATGTCTATTCAAGCCGAAACCAAGCGTTCCGTTCCTTCTACAGCATGCCATCCACGACCATTCCCAACGACCAAGGTGCATTTGCTCGCGCTGCCTACGGGCCGGTGGTAGACAAGGTGTGTCGCTCGGAGGGAGGTGCATGTTACCCCAACGACGCTTCCATGTTCGGTCAGTCCAGGATGCCCGAACTTCAGCAGATTAGGGGCACCTTCGGAAGTGGTGTTAAGGCTTCCACTTAAAATATTGGGTGATAGTAATATGGCTTATCAGCTTAATACATCGTCGGTTCTTTTGGATGCAGAGAGTCTGCCGGTGAATTGCGCCTACGATCATGTGGTCGCGCCGCCAGTGGTCAGTAACCTCAACTACGCCGGTTCGGGTCGTGCCTCGACGCCCATTTATGGGACGTCTCCCTACATGGCAGGCAAGGGTGCTCCAGGAAATCTGATTATGGTCGAGGATATGCTTCGCCCTCAGTCCACGACGTTCTTCAAGAAGGGCTATCAGGGTCGTGGATATGATTTCCCTTCCAAGGACATGTCGTGCTCGGTGCCGCTCCGAACCCGGTCGTGGGATCCCACGAGCAGCCGGGCGGATGTCCAGAACGTTCTTTTTGAGCGTAGATACAAGTGATTTTTAAAATCTACTCTAGTTTTAATATGGACCCATTGAGTCTTGTGGCCTTGTTAGGGATTGCTGTGGCAGGTCGTCAAATTGCCAGCAGTGACCGCAAAGAAGGTTTTACTCCAACACCTGTTCCCAACCGCGAAACGCAACAAATGCCGTTTTTCGGAAACAACATCAACACGCCCACCCAGGAATTGACTGCCGTGACGGATCTGTTCACGGGAACTTACAACCCAAATAACCCACAGGGTGGTATCATCAACCCAAAGAAGGAGGTCGTGGCGACTCTTCAGGATACAGCACCCAATGTTCAGTTCCCGTTTGGTCAGCCCGTCTATAACCTTTACGATCGTCAGAATATATCGAGTCGCATGAACAATTTGTCATCCGCCGAGCGTAGGTTCGTCGGACCAGGTATCGGCGTCCCGGCCGACGTCCCGGCCTATGGTGGCTATCAGCAGCAATTCCGCGTGATGCCCAACAACGTCGGCGCATACAAGCTCACAACCCTTCCTGGTCGCTCGGGTCCCGCCAAGGACTTTGTTGATCGCGGAACCGAACGCCTCACCGTCACTCAGAACCGCCCTCAGAAGAGTTATCAGCTTTTGGGAGGTGAAGACAAACGTCCCTTGGAGAGGGGTCGCGCCCAGGGGCAGGGTGGCATGCTCACCGGCATGCGCGAGCGCGAACGTTACGTGAAAACGATGCGTCCCACGATCCGCTCGGAGACTTCGACCCGCATGGACGGGCTTGAGTTTGGTGCGGCTAAGAAGTTCGTTTCTGCTGGAACTCTTCAGGAAGCTCCGACCCGAAACAAGGCGAACTTCGCGGCGAGGGTTAATGACGTAGCGGCTCCGGGCATTCACTCATTCGAGGGAGCCTATCAGAACACCCAGAATACAATCCTGTTGCGTCCAGCCGACCGTGGAAATAAGGGCTACACGCCCCCGGGTGGGCGCATGAACGTCCGAGGTTCGGCCAATCAGGCACAGGGTGCTACCACACACACGCGTAATAGCGCTTCTACCGTTATCGAGGGAGGTGCCGGGAACCAGGGGATAGGTCAGAATTACGAAATCACTTGGAAGCAGAATAACAATGCCTACAAGGGAAATGCAGATTATAGAACCAGTCAACTGGGCATGGCAGTCAAGCAATTGGACAACAATCCTTTTGCTATTTCGCTGGCTCAGCGCTAAACATCATAGATCCTACATTCTAGAGCATGGGGTTCTTCCTTACAGAACATCTCCATGGCATCCAGTTTGTTCTCTTGTTCACGAACCTTTTGATCGTGAAGACGAGAATAAAGCTCTTCATGTTCCATCCAGTCGTGGACGTACTTTTGTGGATTTTCGATCATCCGTTTTGTGGGTCTTTTCAGTTCGGTGCGCTTCTTGAACATGTACGGCGGCACGTTCCTGAACAAGCAACTGTAGTCGAGCATA